TACAGATAATGGTTTTGAAGTTAAAAATGCATCTACAAATGCATTTGACATTACGATGCCATCTAATTCAGCAGCCAATACATCTGGTACTGGTGCAGCCTCTATACTACCATATGTAGAAGTTGGACCTATTTTTCAAACTTACGGTTACGGATGGAGCACATCAACTTGGAGCACATCTACTTGGGGCACAGCAAGATCGTCAAGTTCAGTAGTTCTTGATCCAGGAAATTGGTCATTAGATAATTTTGGAGAAGTGTTAGTTGCAACTATTCATAATGGTAAAACTTTTACGTGGGACGCTGGCGCAGCTAATCCACGAACTTTTAGAGCATCGACAGCAACATCTGGTTTTTCTACATCAGCAAATCCAACAGCTAGTAGGTTTACTCTTGTCTCTGATAGGGACAGACACCTATTTCATTTTGGAACAGAAACAACTATTGGAAACTCAGCTACACAAGATCCGATGTTTGTAAGATTTTCTACACAAGAAAATTTAAATAGTTATGCTCCGACTGCTACTAATACAGCTGGAACATTTAGGTTAGACACAGGTAATAAAATTGTAGGAGCTGTTCAAGGTAAAGATTATTTATTTTGCGTAACAGATAATGCAGCTTACGTAATTCAATTTGTTGGTCCACCTTTTACTTTTTCTGTTAGACAAGTAGGTACAAACTGTGGATTAATAGGTCAACACGCACTGTCATATTCTAATGGTGCTGTGTATTGGATGTCAGCTGAAGGAGGGTTTTTTGTTTACGACGGAACAGTTAAATCACTACCAAGTTTAGTAGAAGATTTTGTATTTACAAGCGACGGAGATAATCTAGGTATAAATTATAACGCCTCTGATATTATTTATTCATCACACAATAGTTTATATACAGAAGTAAATTGGTTTTATTGCAAAGAAGGATCTACACAAATTGACAGATGTGTTACTTATAATTACTCAGAAAATTGTTGGACAACTTCTTCGTTAGCAAGAACAACGTATCAGGACCAAGGAGTATTTCCTGAACCATACGCAACCGAATATAATTCTACAGGAACTCCTGTATGTTCAGGCCTTCAAGGAATGACCACGATTAATGGAGCAACAACTTATTACTGTCACGAAAAAGGAACTGATCAAGTCAATAGCTCAGGAACAACTGCTATTCCAGCTTTCATTAGATCTGGAGACTATGACATTACACAAAGAAGAAGCGCACTAGGACAATCAACTGGTATTGCAGATTTTAGAGGAGACGGAGAATTTTTTATGTCTGTTAGAAGGTTTATTCCTGATTTCAAATATCAAACAGGTAATGCTAAAATAACTTTATTTATTAGCTCATACCCAGCTGATACAGCTACTAGTTCGCCGTTAGGGCCCTTTACAGTTACGTCTTCCACTGATAAGGTAGATACTCGTGCAAGAGGTAGACTTGTATCTTTAAAAATTGAAAATGATGCAGCAGGAGAAACTTGGAGATATGGCACTCTTAGATTAGATGCACAACCGGATGGAAGAAGATAATGGCAATAGATAAAAGTACAAGACAACATTACGATATGCAGGGTGGAATGAAAAACTACCTGGGCAAACAGGAAATGGTTAGCGCTCCTAAGTACTGGCAGTCTAGACCAGATAAACCAAAAACAGAATTAGCTTACATCACTGAAGCAGAAAAAGATTTAATTATGAAATCAGACCTTCACGGGTCTTTGAATCCAAACGTAAAAGGTTTGTATGCTCCTAATGAAGGACCTTCTGGTATTATAAGTTTAGATTATCAGGGAGATAAAGGTACTTATGGTGATGCTGGTCAAAGTTTTGGTGACAGAGAAACATACTCAAGTAGAGACGTTACTAAAACAGGAGGCAGTCATCATCCTGGTGTAACAGGACCTGTAAAAACAACAATAGGACCTACAACTCCTAAAGATTATTTTACACACAGTTATAAAGAGCCTGGTTTTCTAGGTTTGGGAGGCGGATATAGAGAACTAAAAGTTCCAGGTCAAACTAAATACGGACATAAAAGTAAATTCGGTATAGGAAATTTCTTAGGTGGTATAGCTGGTTTATTAATGGGAATACCTGGATTAGGTTTAATAACAGGTGGCTTATCAAGTTTAAAAGATCATAAAACTTTATCTGATTGGTTGGGAAGTAGAGATCAATGGAATCCAGACAATACTCCAGACTATAATGATATGAGTAAATATTCTAATTTAGGTTTATATACTAATAGAATAGTAGAGAACCCTAACTATCTTGACTTTGACAATTTAGAAGCAATAAACACAGAACAAACTATAACACCAAAAGAAAAACCAATAACTAAAACAACAGAAACAGATGTACTTGATTATTTAAACGAATCAGCATAGAATTAAAAAAAAGAAAGTATGATTTATCCATATGCGTGCGTTGATAATTTTTTTATCAATCCAGATTCAGTTGTAGAGTATTCTAAAAAACTAAAATATATAAATAGTGATGGCAGATGGCCTGGTAAACGTAGTGAAAAATTACATTTAGTAGATAAAGATTTTTTTAATTATGTTTGTCAAAAAATGTTAGCAGTATTATATCCATCTAATTATCAAAACATACAATATAGTTGTACATTATCTTTTCAAAGGATATCTCCTAAAGATAAAGGTCAAGGATTAATTCATACAGATTTACCTGTGGCTCTTACTGGTATTTGTTACTTATCTAAAAATGAAAATTGTGGCACTAGCATATATGATTATACTTCTCATTATCCAAATATGAGCCGTGAACAAAATAATAAAAATTGGAAAGAAACAATTAAGTTTAATTCTAAATACAATAGATTAATTTTATTTGATGGCCACGCTTATCACGGTGCCCAAGAATTAGTAGATGAAGAAAGGCTTACTTTAATAGCATTCTTTAATGACATTATTAATGTAGAAGGAGGAGCTGCACAGGCAGCTAGATTCTAATGTTAAGAACAATGTTTACTCAATCATTTTATTACACTAATGAAAAAGATATTAAGTATATAGGAGCTCATATAAATTTGTATATGAAATCTTTAAACAAAAATAAATTAGTTACTTGTAGTTTTGTAGACTACCTAGCTGATTTTACTGTAGTGCATTTTTTTTCTAAGAATAGAATAATATTTGACAGAGAGGATAGATTACTAAGACGTTTAGATTGGGACTATGACCATACAGATTTTTATCAAAGGTTTGGACAAAATATAAAGCTTAATGACCTATTGATTTTTCCGTCATATATGGGATATTCAATTGAAAAAGAAACTGGAAATTATAGAATATATAATGTATTAATACAAAATGGCTAAGATAACTGTATATATCCCTGAACCTCAACCAGAATATAGCTCTGAAAACCAGAGACAGATATTAGAGTCTGTAGATACAATTAAGAATCAATTAAATTTTGCTTTCCAACAAGATTTAAAAAACGAACAGGACGCATTTAATTATTTTTTATCATAATGACTATACAATATAAAAATCAAGGTTTTAAACAAGCCGATGTAAACAAAGCTACAGTGCTTACTTGTCCTACTGATGGAACAATTATAGTTAAAAGTGTATACTGTGCGAACAACGATGCGTCATCAGCTATTTTAGTGCAAATGAATTTAGTTGATTCATCTGATTCAAACACTGAGTATGAATTTTTTAGAGACGACTTGGCTGCTAAGTCGCAGGTAAACGCAACACCGCAAGGCTTGAATTTAGAAGCAGGTGATGCTATAACTGTACAAGCAGCAACAGGCAGCAATAAGATACAAGGTGCCATAAGTTATGCTTTGATAAATAGAGAGAATGAAAATGGATAAGACTAAAGAACCTACAGTAATTCATTGTACTACGACAACTACAATTGTTAATACTAAAACAGGAAAGACTTATAAAGACGAACAAGAAAGAGACGCCGATGTAAACGATCCAAACACAGGTACTACTATGGAACATATAAAACAAGATGTTCTTGTAGAAGTTTCACCAAAAAGTTTAGAAGTTTTACAAAGGATATGGAAAGCACAAAACAAAGATGACAAATCAAAAGCCTAGAGGCGGAACAGAATTACAATTAGAATATTTACATAAATACGTAGATAAATTTACGTTAGATAAAGTTCAGATAACAACATCTATTCCTGAAAAAGATCCACAACAACCTGGTAAACCACAAATACTTTGGCAAAAAAATTCTTATGACCAACCTAATTTAGCTCCCTGGTTTAGTGATAAGAGTAATCATAGTAAATACGACTGGTATGTTTTTAATTCTCATTGGAACTTTGAAAAATTTACACAGAAGTTTGGCTTGCCTACAGAAAAATGTGTTGTAATAAAAAATGGTATAGACAACATTGAACCTAGAGACTTAAATTATGAAAAAGGCAAACCTATTAAAATAATACATCAATGTACTCCTTGGAGAGGACTGTCAGTATTATTAGGTGCAATGCAATTAATTAGAAATCCTTTAATATCTTTAGATGTATATTCAAGTTGTGAAGTATACGGTTCTGATTTTGCTAAACAGAATGACAAAGAATATGAAGATTTGTATAATCAAGCTAGAAATTTACCAAACGTTAACTACATTGGTTATAAAAGCAATGAATATATTAAAGAACATTTAAAAGATTATCATATATTTGCTTACCCTTCTATATGGGAAGAAACATTTTGTATATCTGCATTAGAGGCTATGGCTGCAGGATTGTATTGTGTTACTACAAATTATGGTGCACTGTATGAAACTTGCGCAGAGTTTCCAATGTATGTGCCTTACTCTACTAATTATTATAATCTTGCACGTAAATTTGCATATGGAATTCAAGGAGCAGCTGAAGCTTTAAAAACAGATACAATTAAAGAACATTTAAAATTACAAATAGAATATACAAATAAATATTATAACTGGACTAAACAAGGTGCATCTTGGACCAGGTTTTTACAAGGAGTAGCTGGTGGACAATAATAAACCCCTTTGGTTTAACAATAACGAAAAAACTAAAAATATAAAAATTGAAGAGATAGCTGAAAAAAAAGAACCTCTTAAAATATACGTAGCAACTCCAGTGCACGATACTTGTACTATTCATTACACACGTGCTGTTTTATTATTTCAACAAGCGTGTTTAAAAGATAATATACTTACAACGTATGGTTTACTTAAATCATCATTAGTTCAACAAGGAAGAAATTTATTAGTATCTGAATTTTTATCTGCAGATATTAAATATGATTATTTTTTATTTATAGACTCAGACATAGATTTTGATTACAAAACTATTAAAACTATGATTGATAAAGATAAAGATGTTATAGCCTGTCCTTATCCTATGAAAACTTTAAATTGGGATAAGATCTGGAGAAGAATGAATGATGAAGGTATTGATCAAGCAGATCATTTAATGAAAGCTGGTTTTACTTTTCCAGTTAAAATGAAAGATCCTAAAAACATTATGGTTGATGATGGTGTATGTGAAGTGTCTAATGCTCCTACTGGCTGTATGTTAATTAAAAGAAAAGTATTAGAGGATATGACTGAACATTATCCTGAACTTAAAATTAATCAAACTACTATTATTAACGGAAAAGAGACTACTAAACCTAATTTTTATAATTTCTTTGACACATATCACGACCCAAAAACACAAGAGTTTTATGGAGAAGACTTTGGTTTTTGCAAAAGATGGACAGATATGGGTGGTAAAATATATCTATATATTATGGATTACATAACACACGCCGGAGAATATCAATATTGCGGTAGAATGTGGGATGAGTTACAATACAACAAGCGTATTGACGAAGCCTCAAAAAAAGAATAAAGTCCTATAATTACAGGCAAATATGCCTGCCAAATACAATTTAATTAAATTATGACAATATCAAGAATGCAACAACCCAGACAATTATACGGACTAGGAAGTCTAGAAAAACAGGAATTTGTTACAGGTGCGCCAGATATCAAGCTAAAAGGTGATCTAAGGATGGCATCAGCAGACGATGACTACGACTTTATGGAAGAAGATACTGAAGAAAATACTATGGAATTAATGAAAGACCAAGGAATTCCATATGGAGAACAGGTTTCAGCACCAAGTAGATCTTCTGAATTAAACGATTTATCTATGAGTGTATTTGGTAAATCTTTAGAAGAGTTAACTGAAATAGAAATAGAAATGTTAATGAATCTAGCTAGAGAAAAAGCAGCTTATGGTGGTATTATGAATAGTACTACAGGAAGAAGAGCTTACGGTTTAGGAAGTATATTTAAAAGCGTAGGTAAGGCAGTTAAGGGTGTTGCTAAAGGTGTTAAAAAATTTGCTAAATCAGATTTAGGTAAAGCAGCTATACTAGCTGGAATTGGTTTTGGTATACCCGGAACTAGCTTCGGTGGTTTATTTGGTAGATCAGCAACTGGTATGTTCGGAGGAGCAAAAGGTATGTTGGGTGGTTATGGTTTTACACCAAGTATGCAGAACGTAGCAGCTAAAGTAGGACTAGGTGGTTTTGAAAACATTGGTGGAGAAAGAATTTTTCAAAGCGCTCTTAGTAAAAAAGCTAAAGGCACACTAGCTTCATTTGCAATAGGATCTTTAGGATCAGCTGCATTGTCTGCAGCTGAAGCAGGGGGACTAGATACAAGTGATCCAACTGCTAGTGTAGATTTAGAATCTTTACAAAATTATTTATCAACTGGTTATAAAAATTTAAATCCTAATGCTACAGACGAAGAAGTAAATTTATTCGTTCAAGAAAATACATCTGAGTATAGAGCAGGTGGTGGACGTATAGGTTATGCTATGGGCAGCGATGAATTAGTGGAACAGGCATCAGGCATTGAAGGACTTCCAATAAACATTAATTCTAGAGGAATTAAAGAACTTGACTTAAGAAAAACAGGTGGCTTTGTTCCACCAGTTGGTGTAAAAGAAAAAGCAGATGATATCCCGGCGATGTTATCTAACAATGAATTCGTATTTACAGCAGATGCTGTAAGAGCAGCTGGAGGCGGAAGCGTCGACAAAGGTGCTCAAATTATGTACGATACAATGAAACAATTAGAAGGAAGACTAGCATAATGGCAACAGAAACAGTAACATCGATAACACAACCAGCTCCTTTTATTGAAGCTGCCGGTAAAACATATTTAGACGATCTACAAAAAGCAATAGGTGGTTTTAAAACAGCAGACCTATCTAAAGTATATGGCCCACAATTTACAGCTGGCCTTGGTGCATTAACACAAGATGCTATTGGTAAAGCATCAGGATTAGGAACTTATGCTCCTTATTTACAAGATGCAGCAGCTTTAACTGGACCGATGACTTCGGCTCAGCAAACAGCTTATATGTCACCTTACCAACAACAAGTTATTGATACAACGCTTGCAGATTTTGACAGACAAACTGCAAAAGGTATTCCGGCTTTAGCAGCAAATGCAATTCAACAAGGTGCTTACGGCGGAGCAAGAGAAGGAATCGCACAAGCAGAATATGCATCAGACGCAGCAAGAAACAGAGCAGCATTACAAGCTCAGTTATTACAACAAGGTTACACTCAAGCTTTAGACCAACGTGGTTTAGACTATGCAAGAAATGTAGAGTTAGCTAAACAAGCTCCACAATTAGCAGGTCAACAAATTAGTGGATTAACAACATTAGGTGGCTTGCAGCAGGCACAAACACAGCAAACATTAAATGCTCAACAGCAATTAGCACAGCAACAAATGATGCAACCATTAACAGCTGCACAAACTTATGGCCAAGGAGTTACAGGTTTAATCGCCGGTTACCCAGGTCAAACAAGTATAAGTCAACAACCAGTACCAAGTTTAGCACAGACTGCCATAGGAGCAGGTGCAACACTAGCAGGAATATATAGGGCATTTAGTTAATATGAGAACTTTAAAAAGACCAATGTTTAGAATGGGTGGAATGTCTAATCAAGGTATTATGTCAGGCATAAGACCAAGACAAAATTATGCAGAAACAGGAGTAGTAAAAGATTACTATGGAGACGCAGAAAAAGTAATTACTGAAAGAATAGGTGATAATCAATCTAAGATGGATCCCTTAACACAATTTTTATTACAGTATGGTCCGTCTCTTGCAAGTAATGTAGGACCAGGTGGATTTGTAAATAGAGCTGTAGGAGCTGCAGAAAAACCTTTAGCCAATACAATACAAGCTGTAAAAGATGATGAAAAATTAGCAAGAGATATTAAACTTGCTTCAATTGATTTAGGTGAAGCAGAAAAAGATAGAGATCTTAAAAGAGAATTAGCTAAAGATAAAAATAAATTAGATCTATTACCTACATTTTTAGATCAGTATGAAGGTAATTTAAATGAAGCTACTAATAGAAATACATATGAAAAAGGTGGTTTAGAAATTATAGCTAAAGAAAAATTTGGTGACAACTACGCTGGCCTTGGTGGTGGTAACATTCACGGAGATTTAAATTCTAAAAGTATGAAAACTAAAAAGAACGTTGGAAAAGTTTATTATGATGTAACAGACGGTAAGTTTAAAAGATTAAGAAGAACAGAAGAAGGTTTTAGTTATGAAATAATAGATATAGAAACATTTGATAAAGTAAAAGATAAAGAAGCTAGTGGAGTACAGCTTTCAGATTTTGCTAAGAAAACAAATGAAGCCATAGACAAAAGAGTAAGAGAGAGAAAAGAAAAAGAAGAAAGAGAAAGACTAGAACGAATAGGTAATCTTCCTCAAGGCCTTGGTGATCCTTACGGCGGAGCCTAGGAGGATGAATGGCAGAAAAATTTCTACCACTTAATGATGCCGAAAGAGATAGTGATACAGCTTGGTACACATCTTTTGCAGCAGGTTTAGCATCTGGTATAATTAAAGTACCTGAGGGAGTCTTTTCATTAGCAGCAGAACTTATTGATTTAGGAGCAGATACAAATTTAGCTGGTGAAGTAGAATCTGCTTTTGATAAAATAAATCCATTTGAAGAAATTGCAGACGATAGAGCCATAGGTAAACTTACAGAAGCAATTGTGCAAGTAGGTGTACCTGGAGTTGTTGGTTTTAAAGCTGCTAGTAAACTAGCTAGAAATATGACAGCAAAAGCAATGCGAGCTAAACGTGCAGGTGCTTATGCAGAATTTGGTAGAACAGGAAACAGAGTAAACTTAACTAGAGCTTTAGATAAAGTTAAAACATTAAATAAAAAAGCAAAGGTTCCAAGATTTGCTGCAGGTGTTATGGGTGGTGCAGCAGGCGAAACGTTTGTTGCAGATGTAGAAAAAATTGGAACGTTTGGAGATATGTTTGGAGGTGGCCCAACTAAATTAAATAGAGAAGAAACTTTTGGTAGAGAAGATGCTGCAAGAAAATTAGCTAACAGACTTAAGTTTGGATCTGAATCTTTAGCATTAACACCATTTGTTTATGGTGCTGGTAAAAGTGCAAAGTTATTAGCACAAAAAGGTAAAGACTTAGCTTACAGTGATTCTCAATTTGCAAGATGGTTAGATAAATATGTAAGAGCACCTTTTAGTCCTAGAGGTGGTTTAACCCAAGAATTATTTGATGAAGAAAAATTAAAAGAAGCTTTAAAAGCTTCTGACCAAAATAAAGCAAAAGAAATAGTCGATGGTATAACAAAAGAAGTTGATTACATATATCCAGATGCTGAAAGAGTTTTTAATAAAACTGGTGTAGCAGAAAAGAAAAAATTTTTTTCACATTTAAATGATGCTATGTTTGCTGGAGACATTAGACAACCACTTAATAAAAAAGCTGTTGATGATATTTTTGAACTTATGGAAAAAACAAATGTATCAGCTGAAAGAAAGTCAGCTATCTTAGGTGGTATAAATAATGCAAGAACTAAATTTTCAGAACTTATAGATATATTAGATGCAAATAATACGGGAATAAAAAAAACAACTGGTAGAGAAGAGTTACAAAAATTATTAGGAAATAGAATTATAAACTGGATGGGTGGCACATACAGAATATTTGAAGATCAAGGTAAAGGTTTATTTAAATTATTTTCTAGATATTCACCAACTGATGAAGCTTACGAAGGTGCAGTTAAATTTTTTAGAACAATGATAGCAAAAGAAAATGGAGACACAACTTTTAATCTTGCAACAAGTAATAAATATGAGAGAGAAGCTATAATTCAAACAAATAGTTTATTAAATGCAGTAGCAAAAAGATCTGTACCTAAACCTTTAAATTTTAATAATTATGTAAAAGAAACTATGGAAGGTAGACCAGGTTCAGATTTTGTAAAACAAGTTATTGATGACACTAAATTACCACCAAAAGAAATAAGAGAATTGTTTGGAGAAATAAAAGATCCACGATACGCTATTTATAATGCAACAACAAACTTATCTGCTGTAGCAAGAACAGCTGCTTACCTAACTCAAGTTGGTGCTAAAAATGATCAAGTACAAAAAGCAGGGGGTAGAGGTTTTTTCTGGGCAACTGAAGAAGCAGGAGAAGAAGCTTTAAGATCTGCTCAAACAGGAATTAAGCTTGTGCCTGTAGATGACATTGTAAAAGAATTACCAGGAGCAGGACAAATAGCTAATCCATTAGCAGGTAAATACACAACTCTTGAAATAGCAGAAGCTTTAAAAAATGCAAACGGTATAGCATCAGGTCTTCAAGGTTTTGTAAGAGGTGAAGGTAAAGAAGGAGCTGAAGCAGCTGTTAGTTGGATGTATAGAAATTTATTATTATTTCCAAAAGGTATTTCACAATTAGCAAAGACTGTGTTTTCCGTGCCTACACACTTACGTAATATGTTTAGTGCGTTTGGTTTCTCAGGTGCTAATGGTACTTTGTTTGATCCAGAGTTTTATAAAAGTGCATTTGCAGAAGGTGTTGAAACATCTGGTTTATTAAAAGCCGGTCCGCCAAGTGCTAAAGCACAAGAAGCGTATAGAGAATTACTAGAACTTGGTGTTGTAAATTCACAAGTACAAATATCAGATTTAAAAGCTTTATTAACAGATGTTAGATTTGGTCAACAAATTGCTAACATAGATTCAACAGTCAGTCCGTTTATGAACAAGATGAGAAAAGTTAGAGATTTTTTTCAAGGTAAATATGTTGCAGAGGACGACACATTTAAAATTGCAAACTATGTAGTTGAGCTAAAAAGATTAAAAGGTTACAGAGCAAAAGGTAGACCTATTGATAGAAGTGTAATTAAATTAAGTGATGCAGATTTAAATATTAAATTTAACACTGCTAGGAAAAATGGATTTAAAGGAACTTACGATGAGTTCTTAGATGACTTTGCACTAAAAACAGAAGCAGCTGACATTGTTAAAAACACTGTGCCTAATTATGCGTTTGTTGGTTCTGCTGTAAGAACCGCAAGATTATTACCCATTGGTAATTTTATGTCATTCCCATCTGAAATGATAAGAACAACTACAAACATAGTGGGTCAAGCTCTTAAAGAAATGAAACACATACCGGCACCAGGCGTCAGGGTTAAGGGAAGTAATATAGGTCCAACGGTTACAGAAATATTAGAAGATGGAACTGAAAGAATAGTTGCAAATAATGCTAGAACGAGTGGTACATATAAAACAGGTATGACAAGATTATTAGGAATGGCAACTTTTACAACAGGCATACCTATTGCGTTAACAGAAGGCGCAGCTGCAATATATGATGTATCTAAAGATGAGTTACAAGCATTACGAAGATTTGTTCCTGAGTGGTCAAAAAATTCTACACTTATTCCAATGAAAGATGATGATGGTAATTTAAGATACATAGATTTTAGTCACAGTAATGCTTATGACAC